GTATCACCTAATGTTGTATATGTATCACGGACATTCTGGCCTAACTGGTTATACTGTCCTTGTATACCTTGATAACCTGTCTGTAGATTACTAGCTAATTGGTTATACTGTTGTTGACTTAGTTGTCCAGACGCTAACAAAGCATCAGCAGCTTGTTTAGCCTGTGCATAACCAACACCAGCATTGATTAGTTGACCAATAGCGCTTGCTTGGTCACCACTAAACAAACCTTTAGCTGCTTGTGCTGCGGTACTAACTAAAGATGTAGGTAAACCACCTGTAGTAGTTGGTGCTGCTACATTAGGGTTAGTATTGTTGATGATGTCTTGTACAGCACCTTGGCCTGTGGTATTAAGTGTTGCTAAAGTACCTGCACCTAAACCACCTGCAATAACTTCAGGAGGAATGGTTGATACAACATCTGTTGGTAAACGAGTGCTGGATACCTCTACAGTTCCTGCTGAGGGTGTTGTATCCAACCCAGTTGGTGTGGCATCAACAGCAGACATTGTGTCTAAACCACTTGATGTTAAACCAACTGATGGTGTTCCTGACAACAAACCACCAGCAGTTCCTGTCACACCAGGGGTGATAGTACCTCCACCACCAACAACATTACCTGTGCTAGTTACCGCACCTGTAGCGGCTGCATCAGCGGCTGTGGTAACTCCAGCAGCAACAGCATCCACAACTGGAAGACCAGCAGCAACACTACCAGAAGCTACATCAGCAGCAACAGCAGCTAATGCTGAGTTACCAGTAGCTGCTAGTGTCTGAGCATAAGCACTTGTTGCAGCCTGTGATGCTGCTCCCTCTACACCAGCAACAGCTAACTCTGATCCAGCCCCACTGAGTAAACCACCTGCTGTGGCTCCAGCAGTAGCGCCTGTGAGTCCTGCTAATTCAGCGCCAGTGCCTGCAATGATCTCACTTACAGCACCAGGACCAATAGCATTGAGTGTAGCTAATGATTCTGCTGATAAACCACCAGCAGCTAAATCAGCGCCTAAACCAGCAGCAGCTTCAGTACCGAACAAAGAACCAGCTAACTGTGGAGCTGCTACCAAAGCAGCCATAGTACCTAGTAAAACTTTACCAAGTGTTTCCGTTGTCTTATTACGATCTAATACTCTTGTGGTAACTTCACCTGTGTCAGGGTCTAAGAAGTCTGCACGATACTGACCACTACCAATACCACTTTGATCAGCATTAAGTGTTGAGATTTGAACACCGCCTCCAGGACTTCTGAAGGCTGTCCAGTTTCTACCACCAAAGTTTACAGAACCAGTTTTAATGTCAGTCTGTATCCCAGGCTGTTCTTGGTTAGCTACTTCAGCGTCCCATTGCGAACCTAGTGCTCGTAACTGTGTTCCTAAGAACTCAGTAGTGCCTCTAAAGGCATTAGAAACATCGTCTAACGATGCTTTACCACTGTTAACCTGATCAACCCAATACTGTAGACCACCAGCATCAGGAGACCTCTGTAGCATAGTTTGATAAAGATTAGTGAGATCTGAAGTTACTTGATCAAAAGCAGTTCTAGCTTGATCTACTGAAGGTACTACCTCTAAATCACCTTCAACCTGCCTAAATCCAGTATTCTGCTGAATAGCCATTATATGACCCTACCTGTTTTAACAAACGCATCCAATTGTTGAATGGAGAAGATATCACTACCAATGTCTGCTTCAATACCGATCTGGAATACTCTACCAGTACCACTGATTGGTTTTCTTAGTGAGTTAATAAGAAGACCAGAGTTGTACTCGTTGATGTTGTACTGGGCAATGTTGTATTCAGATCTTGTAAAACTAGGTAGTAATGTTTGAGATGTGGCATAGTTAGTACCGTAATCAGTACCCCACCTAAATGTAACCCTTGTTCCTTGACCACCAATGATAAGAAGAACAAGCTTTTTTAAGATCTTTAAGATTGCAGGAGAACCACCATCAACATGAGCTGTGTAGTAAGCAAACCTAAATGTTTCTCCGTTATCGCTTGTACCTGTGTATTCAGCAATGTATCCTGTTCTACTTAGGTACAGTTTTCTATCGTTAGTGCTACATAGTGCCTTTGGAGATAACGTCCATATTGTTGTTTTTAGAGAAAAGTCTTGTAGTCGTTGCTTCGTATCAAAACAGTAAGCAACACCTCTTGTAGGTAAACTTAAGAGGTAGAACCCATCTTTCTCGTAGAAGACTGATCGGATGTTGTCGTTGTCGTTGTTGGCGATAACATCTCCGATAAGATCATCTCTGACATTTCTTGATACATCGAAGATAGGTGCTGACTTTTCTTGAATGACTCGTCCAAGACTTCTAACACCAGTGTCGGATAAGAACAGTATGTCCGTACCAATATCCTGGATAGAATCACGGCTAATACACCCAACTCCATCAATCACCTCTTCTAATGCTAAGTTACTTGTTGGGTTGCTATCAGCACCGCTGTAGATAACTATAGACTTCTTACAGAATACGATAAGTCTACCGTTAAAGGCTGCTAAAGCAACAACACTATCAGTACCGTTTGTAAATACTGACTCAATATCTACAGATCCTGAAGTACCTGCTGTCCACTTATAACCAATAAGGGAATCGGACCAAGATACTAAGGTTTTGTTCGTTGTTGTATCTGCTACCCAAAGACGACCATAAGCAGCTAAGACCTCATTAGCTTGTGGTACAGTGCCTGTATAGCCTGCGTAAGCAGTCATCAACGAATAAGCACCTGATGTGTGATCATACACAATAGGAGCATGAGCACGTTGGAAGAAGTATGTCAACCCATTAAAGGTAGCTACTTTCCAGTTCTGTGCTGTCCATGTAGAACCAGTATACTTCAATGTCAGTGTTGTTGTACCAGAATAGATCTTGTTGTCACCGATGCTAAGTATTTCAGTAGAACCATCTTCTTTTACAACTTGGTGAATAACAACAGGTTCTGTACTGTTAAACCCTGACGAAGTATTAACATTATCCCAACCACGTCTTGCAGCAATACGTCCAAACTGATCGATTACAGCATTGTCTGCCCTAAGTGCATACTCTTTAGGTAACGTAACAGAAGAGTCCTGAGTGTTTAAACCAAAGAAGCCAGGAGCAACAATTGTTAGTGGTTTGAGTTGATCAGCCATTATACTGCATCCCAAAGAACTAAATCACTCTCTCTACCAGCTTCAATAGAGATGTAATTAGCCATCGCTTTACGATAAAGATCTGCTTGCTGTTCGGACAACCTACCACCATCTTCACCACGTTCATTGATAGCACGTAGATAAGCACCTTGGATAACTAGATCAGAAGGTACATAGATAACATCTGATTCGTTAACAAGATCTGCTTGAGGTACGATACAATCAAACTTCAGTGTGTATACTGCATCTGGAACAGGATATACATCAACGGACAACACACCAGCAGAGCTTGTCGTAGCCATCGCATAACTGCTAGGACGACCTGTAGGAGCACTAAGAACATTCAAATACATGTTCATCTCTGCTGCTGATAGTTGACGTAGATACCAGTGCGCAGCCGGTATGTAGGCATCTTCAATCTTAGTTCTTAGATTAGAACCAGACAAAGCATAGTTAGTTGTTGATGCTGCTGTGGTGACTGTAATGGTTTGACGAAGCACAGACCAGTTCCAAGCATCTTCAACTTCTCTCTTAGCTTCGTTAACCATATCACCAACAAGTACAGCGTAGTCACTTTCGTTGACTAAGGTAACTTCTGTTTCCCTTAGCCTACGAAGAACTCCGTTTATACAATCAAGAAATGTAGCCATTACCATTTCACCTTATCTGATACGGCACAACATAGTTTTTTAAATTCATCAACAGTTAGCGAACCACGCATCATGTTTATTTTTTTATGAACTAACTGAACGTTTTTTACTATGTAGCCAAGGTTGTTATCTATCCTATCTATTGATGCTGTATGATCCCAACCAATTTTAGCCCATCCTATAGATAGGCCAGATAAAGAACATACTCCGTTTTGTTTCTCGTACAACTCATTAATAAACTCAGGAGTAAGTTCCCATAAATACCCTCTAGTTACAGCACTTTTATAAAAAGATTCGTACCAAGATAACCTAACAGCACCTAACATGCCTGAAGGATGGTTGTTAATATTACTACACCTTTTGCAAGGTTGTTTAATAATATGAGATCCTATACAGTAGTTTCTTCTTAGATGGTTTACCTCAACGTTACATACAGGACAATAACGTATCCATCTACCAACTTCATTTTTAAAAACACCGTTAGGTATTTCTAGAGGGAACGGCATTATTTACTCCACTTCACACGATTAGCCCAGTAAGCCGCTGACATCTTACCTTTTGAGATGTTTTCTGCATGACGAGCTTTAAAGGCTTTGTTCCTTGCTGAACCTTCAGGAGAACCTTTAACACCTTGTTGTCCGAAGCGAATCGTCTTAACTTGATCACCGTCCTTTGCAACAACAATGTGAGATTTCGTAGGATGGTCCGGTGTACGCTTCGGTTTGTTGTACCCAGACACTCCTGCCCTTTCCAATCTAGAGTCTTTCATTTCTTCTTAGCAGTTTTAGCTGCCTCCTTGAAATCTTTAGCTGTTGGAGCACCTTTACTTCCAGGCTTCTTCATCTTTTCACCAGAGCCTTCGGCAATACGCTTACGCTTGGCTTGGATGTTAGCGTACAATCCTGGTTTCACTTGGTTCTCTTTGCTTCTTTGGCTTTCATCATACACTTACCAGCTTTCTTGCACTTAGCTGGAGTAGGACATCCTGGACAGGGTTTCATCATTTCTTCTTTCCTTTCTTCTTAGCCATACCAGCCTCTGATAAGGCAATAGCAACTGCTTGTTTACGTGACTTAACTACAGGACCGCCTTTACCGCTATGCAGAGTACCTTCTTTGTACTCACGCATAACTTTCTCAATCTTCTTTGGTTTTTGTTTCATCTTTCTTCCTTCCAAAGATCATCTGTACTGTATCTGTTTCCCATATCCTGATTGCAGTCCATACAATGGTAAGGATAGCTGCAATAGCTGGTAACAGGTTAGCTAAGGTACCAACAACAGTGATGATTGATAGTGCATCACCAATCTGTTTTACGTGTTCGTCTGCTTGGAGAGCCATCATTGATCTCCGGTATTAGTTGACGGAAATGAACGCCCTGCTCCCCATATAATTCTTACTGCACCACTAGCACCACTAGCCCCTAATAGATCTGGTGTTGGAGCACCTTCCCCACCTCCACCACCTCCTCCATAAGCGCCACCTACACCAGCAGTTCCGTTTAGGTTTGCCGAGTTTCCTCCAGCAGTTCCGTTAGATCCTGCACCACCGCCATTACCTGAACTACCGCCAGCACCTGACGAACCACTGCCTAAAATACCAACACCACCGCCGCCTCCGCCACCATACCCTTCTCTCGCTGTGCCAGGACCACCTCCGCCACCGCCACCACCTGAGCCTGATGAGCCAGAAGAACCTACACCATCTCCACCATTACCGCCGTTACCTGAATAACCTCCTGCTCCACCACCACCACGTTCTTTTCCAGTCCCTCCGTTACCACCGCCATCACCAACATAGCTTCCTCCAGTAGCGTAAGGAGGACCAGGATAAAAAGGTGGGTAATAAGGATTACCACCAGCACCGCCTAAACCAGCAACTGTGGAAGTATTTATAAAATAACTGTCACCGCCAGCATAACCATAAGCACCCGAACCTGAGCCGTTTCCTCCAGCACCAACGACTACCGTATATGATGTTCCAGGTACAACAGTAATGTTATTTTTGTAGCCTAAACCTCCGCCACCACCCCCACCTAGTAAATTAGTACCACCTCCGCCACCACCAACACAGACAACACATACAGAGGTAACTCCTGGTGGAGGTACAAAGGTATAAGTACCAGCAGTTGTATAAGCTATTTGTTTAGGATAGTTTTCAATAGCTGAGGTGAGTAAAGCAGCAGCACTCATATCACACTACCAGTTACCACACAAACAGTACCAGAGATAAAGAAGATGGTTGCAAGTCCTCGTGTAGCTAATGTTAAGGAATTTCTGTCCGTATTAACACCAGATACATAGGCTGTGGTAATGTTTAATGTCAGTGTAATAGAGCCTGTGGTGTTGTTGAAGATCACCACATTCTGTCCAGCAGAGAATGTTGCATCAGGAACAATGATTGAACCACCACTACCAACTTCAATAAAGTTACCATTGTCAGTGGTTGCTAACGTATACGAAGTAGTCTTAGCTGAACCTGACTGTGGTATTGAACGAACATTACCATCAACATCTGACAAAGGATCAACACCAGTGATAGAACCACCAGTGATGGATACAGCACCAGCATTTTGATACGCTAAAGTACCAAGATCAGCAACATCTTCTTTTGATGCAATAGCAGTGGCAATGTTGTTAAACTCTAAATCAAAGTCAGAACCTTTAACAAGTTTACTAGGATTACCTGAGGGTAAAGAATCTTTGGCAGTAAAGTTGGTTGTCTTCGTATAGTTAGACATTATTAATCCTCTTTAGGTTTCTTTACCTTAGCAGCCTTTTCAGTTTCTTCTTTCTTTTCTTGTTCTACTTCATCATAGTCAGGATGCTTACGCATCTGTGCTACATCATATTCAAACTCAACACCAATCACATTGTTGGACCACTTACATCTAAAATAAACCATAATGACCTCTATATGTTGAAGGGGCTTTGCAGCCCCTCCTTATTATCAGCTAGGGATAATCAAAGCAACGCCGGACTCATTACGGAGTTCTGCAACACCGTAAAGGGTATCAGCGGTGTACAGCGTAGAGAGATACTCTTGCTTGTACTGAGCTTGTGAGCGAACAGCCATCTGCTCTGCATGAACCATTGCATCCTTGTGGAACATCAAGCAAGCACGAGGAGCAGTACCGGAAGAAGCATAAGCTGTGTCAGCGTTCGTAGAAACAAACACTTTAACACCGTATACATCACCGATCTGACCATTGCGGATGGTGTTGTTACCACCTTGCTCACCAACGAAAGCCTGCTCAGTGAAACGAGCAAGACCCATCATGGTGTTACGAGCAACAGGAGGAATCAGGAAGTAACGCTGATCCATAGGAACATCGTTGTCATCCAGACGCTGAATGGTACGACGAATAGCAGCATCAGTCAGTGCAGAAGCGTTACCAGCACCAACACCACCAACGAATGCAGTTGTACCGTCACCACCGATGTAGGCAGTGGTCGTACCAGCAACAGAGTAGTCACCAGTAGCACCAGCAGCGTGTGAGCCATTGAAGAGACGACCGATACGAACAAGGTCAGTATCTACTTGCGTAGCAAGAGCGTAACCAGCGTCTTCGGTGTAGAAGCGGCGCAGGGAAGCCAATGCTTGCACTTCAACGATGTCCTCAATCAAACGTGAGTATTCGTAGTGCTTGTTAATCGAAACTTGCACTTCGTCTTCAACGTTAGCCTGAATGGTAACGGCAGTGTTAGCAGCTTTAGCAGAAGCAGCACCACGGGTGGGCTTAGGAATGTGAAGCAAATCACCTTTCTTGCCACGCATAGACATCTTGTTGACAAGGTTTGCCATAACAAGATTCTTCTTGTAGGCAGCGATGATTTCATCAGACCAAATCTCTGGAATAAACTTATCCGCATTGGTCTTGTTAACGATGGAGGAACTACCTCCAGGATAGGTTGCTGTAGCCATTTTAAATTTCCTTTAAAATTAAGTTTAACGGACACGCCCATCAGCGTATGCCTGCATAATCTCCGGTTGGAGACTGAGGTAACGATCTGGGTCTGTCATTTGAAGCCGAATAAGATCGCTTCGACGATAAATTTTCTTGCTCGTTTCACCAGTAGCGCCATCAAGTGCTACAGTTGCTGCTTTCAACGAACGATCTGTTTGTTCCTGCAATTGTTGAGAAGCTTGATTAACAGTTTCCTGTTTTACCTTCCTCAATGCTTTGAAGTTAGTAAGCAACTCATTTGCAGAATCAAAGTCAAACTGTTGGTCTGCTGCTGCGTATAGCCGTTGACGGACATTAGACTGTTTAACCCACTCAGCAAACTCAGGATCTGAGATAACCTGTGTATAGTCTGGGTGTGTCTGAGCTAGCCTGTTTGCAGTTTGCATACGTGCCATCTGTGCTGCTGCGATCTGAGCTTGTTGCACAGCGGGATGCGTAGCCACTGCTTTATTAACTGCCTTAACAGGATCGGCAAAAAAATCACTATCTTCTTCAACAGCTTCTTTTGCTTCTGCCTTTGGAGCAGTGATTTGCCTCTTGATTAACTCATCAGCAAGTCTTCGAACTTCACCAACTTCTTGTGCTTGACGACCAATAAGCTTCTCAGCCTCTTGGTGCATCCTAATAATATCATCCATTGATTTACCCTTATACTTCTCAGGGATCTCTGGAGCAGGTGTTGGTTTAGCAGCCTCAGCTTGAAATTCATCAACCTGTTCTTCGTTATCAATAGAATCTACAAATTCAGCCATTTGCGTCTCCTAGTCGGGTTAAACCCAATTGTTAGGATGTTAAGAAAATCTAAGTTATCCCTCATAGTAGGACTTAGATTGCGCTACTTTAGATGCCTGTTCGTGTACCTTAGCCCATCGATCTGCTGCTCCAGGAAAAGAACCAGTAATACCCTCTAGTTTGCTTCTTGGTGCTGCTAGTTGTCTTTGTGCTCTTTTACCGCAAACAGGACAAACTACAGTGTTTTGAGTATGCTCAACTAAATGCTCTGTTGTGTGTCCTTCCGAGCATTGAAAATCATTTATAATCCTCATTCGTTAAATCCTCATAGGCTTTTTCTGATACTTCTTTTAGTGTCAGGAGCCAATCTAAGATATCTAGTTGACCTTTTTTAAAGAATACATTATTAACATCAGTGATTGAAGATACCTTGTTGTATGTATCGAACATACTCTGAGCATCTTCCATTAAGTCTTGCCATCCTGGTTGGGAGAACAAGTCAAATCTGTTTTCGTAGTATTTTTGTAACTTACTGTTCATACTGAGTCAGCACCAATGGAGTCACCTCCTAAACTTAAGACAATCCACTGACAAGTATCTTCATCAAGAACAGCATCATCACTTGGCTT